GTAGTTTTCTTTAATATCCATAATAAAATAATTGGTTAATAATAATTGTCAAATAGTTTTTTAATAATCTTTAATATGTTGCCCTTTTCGTTTTAAAGCTTCCATATAACTTCTTTTACTATCATAGTGTTTACCGTCTCCATGATTATAAATTGAGCCATATTTTTTAATATAGCCATCAAGAGTTAAATCTTCTTTAATTCCATCGGGTAATTTGCTAATTGGTCGGCTTTCTATTTCCACCCAATGAGCCTCGCCGTTAATGTAAGTAAGTCGTTTAGTTGTCATTTAACAATTTTTTTTATAATTATTGTAATTTGTTTTAAATTTCTTTTTAATAAAATCTCTATATTGTTTATAAATTTCTTGTTTGTTAAAACAACTTTCTCTAAAACAATTTAAATGTTGTATTCTATGTCTATTTCTTTCTTCTTTCAATTCTAAAAAATCAGTAATCAAATAATGTTTTGTAATATATCTATGCCATTTTTTAAAAAATTCCGTTGTATTATCTGCAAAATATTGTGTTTTATTTTTTATTTTTATTTCTACGCATCTAACATTTTTTAAATCTGGTCTAATAAAAGATAAATTAAGATAAGCTATTTTAATTGTTTTTTCTGGAATCGGCATAATATTTGTTATTATAGACCTATCTTTTAAATGCATAATTATTTCTTTTTAGATTTACCCGCAGTAGACAAGGCAATAGCTATAGCCTGTTTTTGCGGTTTTCCTGCCTTCATTTCTTTTTTAATGTTAGCAGAAATCACTTTCTTTGATGAACCTTTTTTTAATGGCATATTAAATCTCCGTTGGTTGGTTAGCATTTCGGATTTGTTCATTGACAATTTCCGTTCCAGCTTTTACTTTTAAATCAAGTCTTTTAGATTCTCTATCAGCTTGTTTATTAACATCTTCAAATTCTAGTTTTGTTTCAAATTCGTTTTGTTGATTTAATAATTTAGCTTTTTCGACATTAACTTTTTGTTGCTCAATATCTAACTTGCCCATTGATTCTTGTTGTTTTATTTGCAATTCCATTTGTCTCATTTCTATTTCTTTTTGTCTCATTTGCATTTCCATCTGAGCCATCATTTCTTGAGCATCGGGTTTATTGTCATCTTCATTGCTTCTTAAGAAATTCTCAAGATTGCGACCAACTTTAAAAGGTTTTGAAGCAAAAATAATAAACTCATTTAAAGCTTCTTTTGAAACTACGCCACTTTGAACAACTGGAGCCATGGCTTGAACCATGCCCGATATTGTTTGAATATAGGCAACTCTATCTTGTTTTTCTTGGTTTTGGTCAATTTTAATAGTTGAATCGGTTTCAATGTCGATATTTACGCATCTTAATTTATCAGATTTTAGCAATTTTTCTAAATCCTTGAGTTTTCTATATTCAATGGCATAACCTTTTAAATCTTCTTTAATTTTAGCCATGGTTTTATCGTAACCAGCACTTGCTTGTTGATGTAAAGCTTGAACTTTTTCTTTATATTGCGGATCTTGTGGGTTTAGCATCGAAATTGCTTCTTGAACTTGCGCATTAAGTTTTTCTTGCGTCGCTTGTCCAATTGCTTCAACATCATGTAAAATTAAACCTGTAATTTCCATTAATTCATTCATAGAAAGCTTTTCAACGGCTAATTCAGCTAATAGTCTCAATGTATCTCTGATAGTAAACTCAACCTCTTTTTGTAATGGTTGGATTCGACTAATTGCAAAATTACCTTTAAGTTGTTGAGCTGTTGCAGTTTCAGAAGCTATTGAGTAGCCCCTAACAATATCGCTTAATCCCGTAATTTCTTGAATATCGTTTTTTAAAGCAAGTTTTTCTTGTCTTAGAACTGTAATTGTGTTGGCAATCTCAGCTAGCGGCTTAAATACAATAAGTTTTCTAGCGTCATCAATATTGGAGTTTGTTTTAAGCGGTTTAAATTCGCCATCATCACCATTCATTATATTTTCAACATCGCTTTGTTCAGCAAATGAAGTGTAGGCACCAGTAAATTTAGCTTGTTTGACTAAACTTGCAATTCTGTCGTGAACATTGCTTAAATCATTGGCTAAATGCTTATATTTTCCATAAAGTGGGCAAGGTAATAATTTTTTTGATTCATTAAACCCCATCGGCATAGGGATCGGGAAGAAATTCTTTAAATTATATCCGTCTTCCTCGCTTGATAAAACATATCCATCACCAGCAAAAGTAATGAAATGGCAAATTTTGTTTTCTTTGTCCCATATTTCCCAGACTTCACAAAGTTTATATAAATCCTCGGTTTGCTCGTCAAGATATTCATATTTTTTGTTAGTCATCGGCACTTTCTTACCTTTCTTGCCAAAATATTCAACTAATTCCCTGCGAGAATAATATTTTTTAAAAGCAATCCAGCGTAGTCTTTCCCATTCTTTTTCAGTTGATTTAAGAAAATCTTGATAATCAACAAATTCTATTTTAAATGATTTTTTAGATTCATCAACATCATAAATTGATTCTTCTTCAATGTCGGGAGTTTCTCCCTCTGCCATATCTTCGGAAGAGTCTTTAATTGATGATTCATCTTCATTTTCGCTTTCATTTTCAGTTTCTGGCTTTTCTTTTTTCTTTTTAATTTTAGTTTCGATCGGCTCAGGTGGAACAAACACAATGCGGGGAATACCAATACCTTGAACTAGAAAAGTATCTCTAATTTTTTCAATTTGATTTTCGGCGTCAGATTCTTTTAGTAGATAAGTCAATAATCTTTCAATTAATTCGCTTCCAATTCTAGCAATTTCATTGTTGTTGTAATTTGCTTGAGTTATGTTAATTTTTGGAAGCTTACTAAAAAGAAGTGGGCGTAATACTTGAGTATTGCTCCAAAAAATAGGAAATTCATTATTAACTTTAGCTTCCGACTCTTCGGACTCATAAATCTCTTGAAACTTTTTAGCCGCTTCTTTGGTTTTTTCGTGATATTTTTTAGCATTGTCAATTTCACGCTTCCAAATTTCGACTAGAGCCCGTTCGCCCTTCGCTGTAGTTAATTCGTCTTGTGTTTCGATTTGATTCATGTTCATATTTTTTTATAATATTTATTTATTTTTGTTTGTCAATAGTAGATTTTCTTTTTTTATATCATCAATTAATCTTTGCACTTGGAGTTGATAATCCATTGATTCCTTCATTGTCATTTGTTTTTTAATCTCAACAACAACGGGTCTTGTCATGCATAAATAACGCAAAGTATCGACAGCGTGGTCTTCCATCTCAGTATTTAAATCCTCTGGCTTTGACTTATCATATTGCATCAAAGGCAATGTTCTAAGTAAATTACGGCAATTTTTAGTGATGTATAATAGAGGTTTACCGTCTTCATTATTAGATAATCTTGCTCTTATTTGTTGCCAACCAGCAACCCTTTTATTATCAGCAGGAAGCCAGCCTATATTTTGAGCTTCAAACTGATTGGCTATTGATTGACCGCTTGAAACATCGAAAATTGCGGGGTCGGCTCTCATGTCATCCATTTTTTCGCCCATTTGTAGCTCTTTTATTGTTTTAGCAATCTCAGCACTTCCCATTTTTAAGCCTTCATTGGCTTTTCCTGTGCAACCGTAGAACTCACGATAAACAATTATGGCACCACGGGGAAAGCTTCGTTTAATTCCTCCACAATCAACAAGTGAGCCATCCGACACCGCACCCCAAAGCACGCAAAAAGGTTTAGAATAACCCCAATCAAATGCACGAATTTTAAACCAATCGTAAGGAATATTTACATAATCTAACACATGTTTTGAGGCGTCAAATGTATCGAAATAAGCCCCTTCGATAGCGTCCCAGTCGCCCTCAAGCATTGCTTTCGCTAACGCTCCACCAAGTCCTAAAAGTTTCTCAGCATATAAAGGGTCATTTTCGGTCATTGTTGGATTGTCTGAGAGCTTGGCGGGTATGAATTGCCGAAGCATTCCGCCGTCTTCTTTTGGCATTCTATAGAGCTTCATCGATTCTTTATTTTCAATAAAATAAGATTTAACAAAC